GTTCTGCATTACCTGATGGTGTTGATGCTGTTTTAGCTAATGCTGGTGCTAATGTAGTTGGTCCATATCCTCCAGCAGTTCTTCCAGAAGTTGTACCAAATGCACCCGACTCAGCTTGTTGTCCCTCTGTACTTAGGGACATTACATTGGTAGGAGAGTTAGTAGGATTACAACTTCTAGCTAAAGCACCAAATATAACTGGTTGTTGTGCTTCTTCGCCATCCATGAAAAATCCAAATACAGTCTCGCCACCTACCATCCTTGAGCTTTCACCAAAACATGATTGACCCGACCCAGAGGTAGCGTCAACCATAACATGAGCCCAAGGAAGGTCTTCATTTGCTAGTTCATCTTCATCAAAAGGATGGCTACCAATAATCCTAACCTTACACCTATACGCCCATCCTTCCGCAAGATCAGTCGCTACATTCCGCCAGGTTTCGACAGGGGCAACTTTCCCTATCCACCAGACGAAACCGTCTCGACCAACATAATTGGTCGTCAGCATAGACTGATCTATCATACTAATCGTCGTAAATTAAACATTCTGGTTCGTCTGGATGTTGATCACAGAAGAGTTCTATTGCATTAGGATCATGGTGATCACCAGCAACAATCTCGTCATGATGATGTTCCTCGTATTCAATTAAGTCATGCAACTCTTCCTCAGTATGCCTACGCATCTGTGGATTAGTTGTTGGATCCTCTAGGATCTCTTTATCTTTTTTGATGTGTGCTTCGATAGATTCCATAATAGTAAACCTCTAGTCTGGGCCTATTTCGATACCATAAGAGTCACGGACTAAATTCAATGAAGTAGTATTCGTTCCTCCTGATATTTCAAAGTGATGTCTTACTGATCTTATTAGATAGGGACTACTTTGTTTAGAATCTGATTTTTTCAGTTTCTTATCAGTACCGTCTGCTTTAGGCAATTCAATCATTATTATATCACCTGCCCGCAGATTTGGGTTAATTGGTATCACTATATTTAGTGACTGTGTGAGAAGCAAATTATATCTAGAATAAGATTTGGACATATCAGACGTATCTCTTCCCTGTCCTACGGCTGGAGTACCATCATCTTTACTAGCAAATGTAGGATCCCACATTCCAGTATCAGCAATCCTACACATTATTCTAGAAGAATACTTAGTCAATGGATCCTCATCACCCTCGCCTGGAAGGGGTATAAAATCACTTGATGATTCTAATTTATCTCTTTCATCTTTCAAACTATATTTAATTGCATCCAATGACCAATCAATAGGATCAAAGAAATATTGTAAGTTATTATATAATCCTATTCTAAGATTCTTCTGTAGATCAGTATTCTTATCTACAAAATAATGAATAATCTGTCTATTGGTAGATTCTCTATCTGTAGCACTAGTTGCAGTATATTTTTCAATCTCTTTATTGTCTGCGGATGTACTACTAACTTTTCCAGAAAGCATAGATTCAATAGATCTAAAATTAAACCCATCATAATTCTCAAAAAAGAAGAATCCTGAAGTACCGTTTGCTTTTGCTGCACTACCACTACCTGATGTACCACTACCAGATCCACTTATTGGTTGAGCTTTAGGTGCTAACCAAACACAAGTGTGGAATGGTTTCTTATTATTACCCATAAAACCATATGAGGTAGCAGTATCTTCAATCTCTGCTATTCTATCCTGATCTACCTTAAGATACTCAGTTAATATATCCTTAACATGATTACTTATTTGGGCTCTATCAAATCTCTTACCACACCTAGTAATCTCATTATCAAAACACTCTTTAGTCTTACAAACTAAAGTAAAAATTTCAGATCTCTCATCTTGTATTAGATCCCTAACAGCAGAAACATATAGAGGAGGCCTACCATCAACCTCTTCATCAAATATCAAATCACCCTCATCCGTACCCATATTGAGATCAAGTCTCTCAAATCCTCTTATTGGTATCTTACTATAAGTTCCAGCAGTAGTGGAAACCTTAACATAGACAGTTATATTGGGAGATAATATATCCTCAAAATAATCAACTTGTACAATACCTTCTTCTATACGAATAGCTAAGGCATTGCCCTTCCTATCCAATGAACCTTCTGGAGGTTCATTACCCTTACATGGAGTAAGAGCTGCTTTCTTTACTGTTATATTCTGTAAGGAAGACATTTAAGCACCACTTAATCGATTTAACATAAGATCTGGTATTGGATCATTTTGTGCAACAACTATATGCAATCCTGCTCCACCAGCATTGCCTGATGTATTGACCATTACATTATTTTTCATATCTGGAGGTTGTTGTTGAACAAGATATGCTATATTATTTACCACGTTACCATTCTGCTTATTATATGAAGGATAACCCTCCAATGAACCTACATCCATATTTCTTGAACCAGCATCCCAACTAAACTTAAAATCAGGATCTCGAGCTTTTATCAACTTTCTCATCACCTCAGAATCAGACTCATCTCCACTTAAAGATAAATCAGGAAACTGATCATGGACTGCTTGATGACCACCAGACTTGGAATCTTCAGTCAAATGACCTACCCAAGTATGACCAGATCCAGGCAATATACCACTAACACCCTCTGCACCACCATAAGCTCTCACATCACTTAGAGATACAGGAACCTTAGTACCTTCTGGTACAAATATATCTATTGATCTACCATCACCACTGTGACCATGTTGTTTAATACCTAGTGTTATTAATTCAAGAATCTCATCTTTACTCATTCCTTTCTTAAACTTCTGACCACCACTTAGTTCTGTTGGTATATCTTGTGCAATTAACTTCTCTATTATAGGAGTAACATCCGTTATTAGATCATCAACAGTACCAGTATTAGTCTGGAAATGTCCATGAACCCATCCAGCAGCATTATCTACTCTTCCAGTTCCACCATCAGTTTCTCCAAAGGTAGCTCCACCACTAGTAGGTTCTATTCCCATACCAGAAAGATTAGTAGAAGCAATCAATATCTCCTTCTGTGGTAAAACTTCTGTTGTTGGTTTAAACGTAGTCTGTGGTTGTGATTGTGGTTGTTGTGTATAGTTTTCTGGTTTTACGTAATTTATTTTAATCTTAGCAAACTTCTCTTCATCAAGAGCACCATCAGCACGAGGAAGTCCATCTTCATCTACAGTTCTTTCTGGTTCATTCTTCTTATCAAAATCAAATATATTAAAGGTAAGTAAATCTGCAACACCTCCAGTAACTCTCTTAGTACCCTCCCATAGTTCTCTCGCTCTATCTCCAGACCATTCCCAGAATGATGGTCCCATTGCTCTTAATAGTATCTTACTATCAACGAGTTCCTCTATTTCTTTTGATACCTTATAAAACTTATTAACATCCAATTTCTCCTTCTTTGTGATATCAGGCATATCATTTTTCTTCATCTTACTCACCAAATGGGTGGAACCCTTAACAGCAGTAACTTTTGCAAGTTTTTTTACAGTATCACCAATATCACCTTTTCTCTTATCTGCAAGATCCTTAAACTTATCGGCACCATCCTTAGCTTCTTTCTTCTCCTTCTTAAGATCTCTCACCATTGCTTTCTTATCACCACCATATTCTTCTTCCAATACCCTTTCGGTGACACCCTGCTCCTCTGTCTTAGGAGCAAAAGCTAATGCTCCCATAGTTATTATTGCACTACCAGCAGCAATAGGTAGCATTTTATCCATAAAACTACCACCCAATCCTAAAGGACCAGATCCTTTAGCTCCCTGAAGTCTATCAAGACTTTTAATAAAAGCCTTGGCTTTAAAGAAGGTAATGGGTTCTGGTAACTTTATCTTTGAAAACTCAGCAGTCTTACCATTAATAAATTTGTTAAAATCCTTGATACGATTATCAGCTCTCTTAACCGTTTTCTTTACCTTATTAGTAACCTTTAAAACATTAATATTAGGTTTCATAAGGCATCAACGATATTGTATGTTATTTTACTAAACATGATAGCAATATTATTATTATCAAATGGTAATAAAAACGGAACCTTATTACCACTACCACTATCACCAGCAGAATTTATTGCTTGAGTACCAGATTGAGGTATTGAATCACTAGGATCCTTACCAATCGGAACAGGAATCATCTGTTCATTTGTTGTAGTATGTGTCTGACCCTGTGAGGTTTGTGATATTCCACCAGCATTATCACTTCTCAAATTAGATTCCTTTTTACTAGCGTTCACCTTAGCCTGTAGGTGCGGATTATCCTTTAACCATTGTTTTCCCGCTTTTCCTTCAAATCTCGTGTCCAGTACTTTTTGTACTGCCTCCTTCCAGCCTGGATCGCCTTTCCTAAGAGTTGTGCCATCAGGGCCTGGAACGCCCCAATCATCATAAGTACCCAATTCCCAAGGATCAGTAGTAGATGATGAATAGTTTTCTGTTATACTACCATCTTCATGTTCTGTTTTATTATAACTGATATTAGTATTACCTACTTGAACACCCTCTACATTTTCTTTTCCTAGAGGTTTTGTTTTAGAAGTTGCAGTACTTCCATCACCACTACCTTCATTTCCACCACTAGTTGTTCCTCCAGAAGTACTATGATCTGCATTGTGTGGAATTACTGTGCTTTTACCACTAGCTGTTGTTGCTGTTTCTTGTGATGTATCTGTTGTAGATTTATTATTTTCTCCTCCTGCGTCTTCCACCTTGGGAACCAAAACATTAAGTTCTGATGGTGCTATGTCGCCTGGAATCAAAGCAGTTTGTGTTGTACCTGCTAAACTTTGAACCTTCTCATTATCAGTTGTGGGTTCATCTTCTGTCGTCTCTTCTTCTGTCTTTGGTTTTGAATCAGCAGCTTTCTTTACTTGATCTTTAAAATCCCAAAGAGCTTGTTGGAAAACTTTAAGAGCTTTATTAAATTTCTTTACTTCCTTCTTATTAAGTAATTCAGTTCCTTCTAATGGTTCTACTGATTTTACTGTACTCTCGCCAGGTTTAACTTCTTTATCTTCTTTACCTCTGTCCAGTAATTTACTAATACCCCAAGTTGTCAATGCAATTAACCCAAGAGTTGCAGCACCCTTAAGTATGTTTCCAATCAAACCACCTTTCTTTTTCTTCTCTTTCTTGCCAGGCTCAGTCTTAGGAGCTAACTTTATCTTAGTAAGTTTCTTAAGAAGACTAAGGAATATATTCTTGGCCTTGTTAATAAACTTAAATATCTCTCCAAGTGGTTTCTTAAGACCAGCTAAACTCTTTGCAAATTTCTCTAATTGACCCAAACCACCTTTAAAGATGTCGGATAACATCTTTCTTGGATCAAATGGTTTTATTGCAGAACGAACCTTCTTAGTTATCTTTGGTTGTAACCTCTTAACCTTAGTCTCTACAATCTTATTGACTTTAGTTACTGTTACTGGAGTATCATCATTCTCTGGTAATTGCAACTTCTTAGAAGAAGCTTTAAGTACCGAATCCGCTCCTTTTACTTTTCCCTCAGTCTTTTGCTTTCTTGCAAGGGAACTTGTAGATTTAATTGGAGAAGATAGTACTGCCATCTAAGCCCTTTGTTGTGCTGCTTTTTGTTGTGCTTTTAGATTCTCATCCTCAATATGTTGTCTGAGCAATCCAACATAAATGTCTCGTTCCCACGAAACCATATTCTCTATTTCAGTCAATGAATATTTATGGAACTGCATCAAAGCAAAATTAATTCGGAAGTATGTCTCAAGATCTACATGAGCCATACTTAGGCGAAAAAATCCGACAATCCCTCCAATACTACTGTATTTTCCTTACCAGTTTTAGGATTAGTAACTGTTATTTCATGAGTAAGTTTAGGCATTGTCTCAAAGAAAGACTCAATCTTCTTGAACTGTTCTGATGTCAGAGATTCAAGCCATTCTACAAGTTCTTTCTTACTACAATCAGCCGCACCCCACACATTTTCTTCATTATAAACAGTATCAATAGCAGATGCTATAATCTGAAAAGACTTCTCTACACCAGATTCATCTTCTTCTGAAAAATTATCTTCTAAGAATTGATTTAATGAAGGATACTTCATTTTTAAAGTATATCCTTCTCCCAATTGAATTTCTGGAGTATGATTAGGATCAGTCTTAATCTGTACTTCATCAATACCAATTGATACAGGAACTTGGGTCTCACCATCATCACCACAGGTAACAACAATCTCAATCTGTTCTCCAACAGATTTACCACGAACATTTAAAAAGATATACTCTATATCAAAACTAGGTAAAGTATCAACTTTGATACCTCTAGTTAAAATACAATCTTTTAATACCTGTTTAACTGCGTTTGATATTTGTTTTTGGTTTTGTGATTCTAAAGCGAGAATTAGAATCTTCTCTTCCCTAACTAAAAAAGGTCTAAATTTAATCTTCTTACCAGTAGAAGGTAAAGTCAGCTCATGTTGAGAAGTACTAATCTTTGGTAAAGGCATGATAAGTTATCAAGTCATTTCATTCTAAAGTTATTTAGACGGTTTTTTGGAACTTTTACTTTTGATACTTTTTTATACTCTCTTCCCACTCTTTCATACTGCTCTGACAATCAGGCGGTTCTGGATCCACATATCCTTTCATCTTCTTCCATTTATTATATAATGCTCCCATCATCCATGACTGAGACAGACTCTTAGGTCCATTCTCTAGTAGTTCTGCTTGATAGGGACTATTAACGTATCCCTTAAACTCTTCTCTCCAATTGGAGTCATCGTATGATTTGTTCATAGGTGTAAGTTTTCTTCCCAACTTTAGTGTGTCCATATTCGCCAGTTTTGCCTGGTCTTACTTGTCCTAGTTTAGAACCTTTATTAGAAACTCCAGTTGAGGTCTTTTTACCTCTCTTGGTAGTGGGATGTAAAGTCGCTTTGCCTTTACCCTTCTTAGTGATTACTGAATCTTGGTTATATTCTTTACCAAGTCTTTTCATCCTTTTCTTAAAAGTTCTATACTTTTTCTTAGGAGCATTAACAACAACAGATGGTTCGCTCACTGTTTTAGTGTTACCCTTATCATCCTTCTCAGGATATTCTCCCTTGACTTCTTTATATCCATAGCCGTGACTACGGATCTTCTTGCGTAACTCCTTGTTACTCTTTTTATTCTCCTTTTTTGACTTATCACCTCTTGTTGCAGTTAGAACTGCCGTGTTGCGACTCTTAGAATGAGAAACGACACGAGACATTCCACCCTCATTAAGAGAGCTACATTCTAACATAAATTCGGGAAAAGTCTTCATATTATGGACACTTTGTAATGTGGCACACTAGTATTTAGATTTGAACTTCGTTTTGTAAAGTATAACCTGTCATATCCGTACCATTGTTCCACGAGTTAGGCAAATTTGCATATGCTCCAGATAAATTCGTAGATCCGTCTTTACCCCGAGCTATTGAATTTTTAAATTCAGGTGGTTCTCCATCATTCTCTGGTTGTGATATAACATACCTATCATATTTAAAATTAACAGTTACCTGAAGAATCTGAGCATCACCATAAGATAATGGAATACTATCAACACTCTCTGGAAATGCATTGGTGAAAATATATGTTAATGGATTTGGTTTATCAGGTGGTTGAATTGGTGCTGCTACTCCAGACCTTGTTGCTGTCAGTCCTGAAGAATGTTGATAGAAAGTATCCTTCGTAGTTCTACCCTTAACATCTAAATTTCTCTCAAATTTAGTAACCATCATAGTTCTCTTATAACTATTGGGATATCTAAACCTCTTAAATCCATTGAGTTCTGCTTGATGACCATATCCTTTAGGATTACCAGCTCTATTTCTCATACCACCATTAGCAGCATATACTGGATTAATAAAGTTAATCCACTCTTGAAATACTTTAAGAACTTGATAATCAGATGAAAGATAAAATTTTAAATTCAGATCAACATATGCTCTATTATTTGCAAAGAATTCTGTTACACCTTGTCTAGCACCAGTCTCTTCAAATGAAGCTAAATTAGTTCCAGGCAAACTTGCCTCAGAACATAGAAAATTATACCTTTCTGGGGAAGATTGTCTGAATACTCCAGCACTAGTGAGCCAAGCACTCAAATCTTTATCTGCATCTCCTCCAGCTTGACCAAGACCTAAAGATACTTTAAAAGTATTGGAAAGAGCAGGAGAAGATAAGAAATTTTGAAAAGATTGAGCTGCAGCAGCACCATCAAGCGCAGCTACGGTAGGATTAGCTTCTAAATTCCTATCTACTAAATTGTTTGCCGACATCTAAATAATGGTTGAACCCCACATACTATGTATATGGCTTATAAGGGGAAATACAGACCTAAACATACTAAAAAGTATAAAGGTGACCCAACACAGATCATCTATAGATCATTATGGGAAAGAAAATTTATGGAATACTGTGACTTAAATGAAAGTATAAGTCAATGGCAATCAGAAGAATTCTGGATCCCATATAAAAATCCCATAGATAATAGGATGCATAGATACTTCCCAGACTTCTTTATCAAATACAAAGATGCTAAAGGTAAAAAAAGATCTGTTGTAATTGAAGTTAAACCGAAGAAACAATTACTAATGCCCAAAAAGAACCCAAAGAAGAGAACTAAATCGTGGGCATATGAAGTACAAACATACGTTATTAATCAAGCAAAGTGGGAAGCAGCAAAAAACTACTGTGATGATAGAAAGTATGAGTTCAAAATCATGACCGAGGATGATCTAGGAATATG